TGATAAAATTGAAGAAAAAGTTTTTAAAACTCTCGAAGAGTTTTGGGAATATGAAGAAGAACTTGAAAATCAATCTAAGGAAGCACGAGTTAGTTTAAATCTTGAATGTCAAGAAATTGCAAAATTTCATCTGCAACGTACAAAACAAGATATTACTATTACAAAAGATGTTGAACGTCTTTTTAAAACCTATAAACGCTATAATAATGATTTAGCCGATCTCTTGCCTAACCAAGAATCTACATATGCCCTAATTCGCCGTCATTTGCAGTGGAAGGCCCTTAAACTGGCCGGGGCTTATGCTATTATGGAAAAGAAAGATGAGATTGCTGTATCGCATTATATTGAAGCAATTCGGTTTTGTGAAACACTGGATAAGGATATGGAATCCTTTGAACGTGATCTAAATAAAGCCCCACATGAGCTTCTTGTCGATTATTTTCATACAAAAACTCTTGTAGACGGGGCAGCAGAAATCAGTACACATGATTTAAAAAAGCAAGGGTTTATGAACAATGTATCTAAACCTCGGCTAAAAGAAATGATTGCCTTGTGTGCTGGATACGATCGAGATTCTGTTTATTCAATTATTAATGACGGAGCTGCCATCCGGTATGAACCGATTATTAAAACAAATATTATTTCAGTTTCGTATAAAGAAATCGATTGTAGGGCTCTGAATGCTGCCGCTAATTCTGGTGATTATGAGGCACTCAGAAAAGCTAAACAAGATATTGCAGCAACCGTTAATTATGGTTTTGAAACCGCTAACATCACCTTTAGTGATCTACCTGAAATGCTTCAAGGTGATTATGCATATTCACCATTTAAATTCAAAGACGGTGTACGCCGGAAAGAGAATCTCGAATCCGGAACTAAATGGATCACCCTAGATTTAGATCAATCTCCACTTTCGGCAGAAGAAACACATTTCTTGTTGAGTGATATTAATCATCATATCGCACTTACGAGTGATCCAAATAATGAATTTAAATTTCGAGTATTACTTGAATTAGATTCAGAAGTCTTTTTAAACCATATTGCATGGAAACATTTTTATTTAAAAATTGCAGATGATCTCGGTTTGAAAGTAGATCCACTACCACAAGCACAGATTTTCTATTCATATAGTGGACGCCAGATCTATTCAAATACAGAAGCAAACCCAATCGAAACTCGGGATTATTTGATGTATGCGAAAGATATGGCAGAAAGTAAAGAAACAGTAACGAGAGTTACTACAAACGCACAAAAACGTGCACTTTTAAATGATCCTACAACTACATTCGAATTTGCATTCGAAGCTAAATTCGGTGAAGGATCTCGTAATATGTATCGAATGGTACGATATGCATATGATTTAGGAGCAACAGAGGAGGAGATTCATCAACTTCTTGATGACGTAAATGATTATTGGGAAAGCCCGATGGATCCATTTCGCCTAGACAAACTTAAAGAACAAGCATCTCGACTTTTTTAAGCTTATCAACTGTATTAGGATGCGAAAACCAACTAATGGAGATAGTGTATGATTCAACAAGAATATAAAAATAATGTTACAGACATGAGTGGAGAAATCACGACTACGGGCTTCACTATTGAAGCAAACGCAAGCGTGTATGCTATGCTCACTCAAAATGTCTACAATGATCCTATTCTCGCAGTAATTCGCGAATGGAGCACCAATGCATGTGATGCTTGTATTGCTGCAGAAGTTCCTGTTGAATATGATGTTCATTTACCTACTCTCAACGAACCAACGTTTTTTGTAAGAGATTACGGAACCGGTTTGCCACCCGAAGATATTATTGGGTTGTTTAGCAACCTAGGGGCCTCTACAAAAAGAAATTCAAACCTCTATAATGGGACTTTGGGTTAACGTACTGTTTGTATGCTCAACCTATATGATGACGATGAGAATAAAAAAATGATAATCATCATATACTAGAGAAAGCAAATACGTTACATAGCCCCTATGCCTAGTGATAGGCATAGCAAACCCCTTTAATTGCTGGGAACTCCAGTTAAGTTGTTAGTAGGATATTACGCAGAAATGACGTAACGAACCCTAAAAATCTAACAAATATGGACAATCAGCAGCCAAGCACCGCACATAGGTGAAGGTCCAACGACTATCCGAAAGGAGTAGAGTCTAAGTAGACTCGAAATAGGGGGTACCTTTTTGATAATTCCTTGACTAGTATTCCATTTAATGGTACATTAAGTTATTAATTACTAAAAAGGAGTTATCATGCAAGAAATCTACAAAGATATAAAAGGATTTGAAGGATATTATCAAATATCAAACTTAGGGAACGTAAAGTCCTTAGGTGCTTATAATAATAGAAAGGAAAAAATCCTTTCGCCAGAAAAGGCAAAAAGCCGAAATATGTATTATGAACGAGTCAATCTTTATAAAAAAGGAAAGACAAAACGTTATCTAGTACATAGATTAGTAGCACTGCATTTTCTAAACAACCCTGATAATAGACCTCAAGTAAATCATATCGATAATAATCCTATGAACAATAATGTTACAAACCTTGAATGGTGTACAGGCAAAGAAAACATGCAACATTCAAGAGCGCAAAACAGGCAAGAGTACGCAACACAACAGGCAGTGGCTGCAATGGCTAAAGCCAATCGAGCAAAAGTAAAACCTAAATATGATGCTTTAATAGGAAAAAACCTTAATGGGCGTATACTGCTTAGCTACTCTTCTTGTATAAAACCAAATGGTAAGCCTCGATACAAAGGCTTATTTAAATGCGCAAAATGTAACCAAGAATTCACAGCAGAAATGGACTCATCTATTAAAAATATAAATAGAGATTCTCCTTGTTATTGTAGATCTTGTGTAAAAAAACTAAAAGGTAATGATATAGTCTAGTCTGCATGGGAACATGCAGCTGCAGGTAATGCTGCGGGGCAAGTTTAACGAACTTGCTTGAATACAACGATTGGTCGAATGGCTGGTCTAGCGGTAGCAGAAGCCTTTACAGTTGAATCCTACTATGAAGGTACCTGTTATTCATATCTGATCTCTTTACGAGACGGAATTCCGGTAACGCTCCATCTAGGTGATGCACCAACGACGGAACGAAACGGCCTAAAATTAGGTGTAAGTGTTGATAAAAACTCCTTTAGTTATTATCGTGAAAAGGCAAATAGTTTATATAAATATTTTGATTATAAACCAAATATTAATGATGAAACTATTATCTTAGATCTTGAAATTGAAGAACGAATTTCAGATGATTGGTTTATTCAAAAAAGCACAGATCGATATGATTATGATAATTATGTTGTTATGTCCCAAGTAATTTATCAAATTCCACGAAATTCGGCTATTAATACGCACGATTTTCGTCGACTTGTATTAAGAGCTCCAGCTGGATCTGTAACATTTAATCCAGGTAGAGAATCACTCTCCCTAGATAAAAAAACTATTGATTATGTAAATAAAGCATTTGACAAAGTTAAAGAAGATTATGTAAATGCTGCAACTACTGCACTTGCTGCATGTGACACAGATCAAGAATTAGTGCGATGTCACTCTAATTTAACACAAAACGCACCAAATAAGATTGCAGCTAATATTGATGCTAAACCATTTATGTCCAAAGAATTACAAAAGCTTGTACATAAATGTTATGGGTCACGATATGAAGTTGCAATGAGCGATGAATTTAAAGTCGATACGATAGAGGAACTTCAACTCTATATCAAACATTCTTATTATAAAACCGCAAAACTTTTCAATACTTATAATAGTCTTGGAATTATTCCGTTTTTTGAGGCAAAACATGTCATTATTGATTTAAAAACCAAATTTAAATCGGCCTTGAATAACTACTATCAAGGAGAAGTTGCAATTTTTTGGCAACGAACTAAAGGCGAAGAACTTGATAGTGCTATTGAGCATGCAAAACGATATTTAGATGCTATAGGTATTAAATACGTTTTTGCATCAGACATTGTTTCAAAAACACCGGTTGGAACAACTCAATCACGTGAAGGGTTTTATGCAAGTAATATTGGACAAACCGGAAAAGTATATCAATCTGGTGCAATGCCCGAAGAAGAAATGAAAAAATCAAAGTATTTGTATTTACCGTTAAAACATACAACGCCTGAACTACGTAACCAAGATATGACCTTAACTGACTATCTAGTGCTGTATCGATATCTCCAACACGTTAAGGAAGAAGATCAACCCTCAATAAAAGGTGTTGCAAAAAAATATCAAGATTTTGTTGCTGATTTAGATAATTGGGTTGATTTTGAAGATTATATTCAAACTGAAATTCAACAATTGCACTTTCATCATGATTCATCAACAGTTAGTATATCTGGTCGTATGTCTCGAAACTTAGATAATAATACGATTAAAAACTATCCGGAGATGATTCAACAATATTATAAAAATGTTCAAGAGTATAATAAATTTTGTGCCGATAATACTTATGTTAGGGATGAAGGTGTAAAAAACCTGCTTCTTAAATTTAAAGCAACTGGTATTCCTTTTACTCCGCTTTATAATATAACACGAACTGATTTAAAGAAGCGATTCCCTTTAGCTGTAAAACAACTCTTAGGGGAAATCTATAATGCCCAATTTGACGCGGCAGAGTTGCTCCATCTTACCAAAGTAGAGGACTTTTATGCGATACATTCAGCTGACGAATGATTCATATGTTTTGTATACCCCCCAAGGGTTAAAAACAATTACTAAAAAATCTTTTCATTATCATAAAATCCAAAAACTTGTACGACAGGGTGCAGACGCTGACGAAATTTTGCCTTTACTTGAAAGTCCACTACTGCTAAATGGATTATATGAAGCATATTTACAAGATGATAAAATGATATATTTACATACCGAAGAAAACGGTATTCAAAAAGTCGTTGAGTTAATGACTAATCGACTTCTTGGGGAGACTCTTGACGAAACAACAGCTGAATTTATGGGTGTTTATGCATCATTAGATGATTTGATGGAAGATTGGCCGGAATATGTATTTTAGGTCTTCTATTAACAAATTATAAAGGAATGTCTATGAAAAACTATTTTGCGTATAACAATGGAGCCGATCTAACAAATAATGCTTTTCGAATTAGTGCATCACAAGTAAGTAAATTCTTTGATACAACCGCTGCATGGTATCGAGAACACTTTATGGGAGAAGCAGGATTTGAGGGAAATACGGCATCCGAACTAGGGAATTGTGTCCATGCTGCTGTCGATATGTTTGTAAATGAAAATGAGGTTAACTATGATCAAATCGAAGCATATATCGACACTCTAGGTCCTGATATTGATACGGATCATATTCGTACACAATATCCACAAATGCTGGCAGTCTTGCTACCGTTTGTCGAACGACATCGTCCCACAGAAACAGAAAAGTTTGTCTTTCATGAGCTGCTTCCTGGAATTGTTGCGGGTGGGTCTATTGACGCTATACAAGGAAGAGTAGTAAAATCGGGGGATGAACTGACCTATCCTGATGATGTTACAATTATGGATTGGAAAACAACCAGCTCAAAAACAGCTCCTACAAAGTTCTCACGAAACTACTGGTTCCAACAAATGGTTTATGCGTGGGTGCTTAAACAGAAAGGAGTAAACGTTCGCTGGATTAAACTTGTATATATTACAACAAGCGAGGTTGGGAGAGTTAGCGAGAAAACAGGTAAACCGTTAAAAGATTATCCATCTGAGGTTTCAGTCGTCACAGAGGAGGTAACCGACGCAAACCTTGAACTTATTGGTTCTTGTCTTCAACTGATTGCAGAATCTGTCCAAACATGGCAAGAAAAACCCGAACTTCGATATCTACTCGCCCAAGACTTGCGTCTTAAACAAACTAAACCCGTATTATTCAAAAAGGACTAATCTATGAGTGTAAAACTTCTTATTTCTGCTGAAGCAAATGCTGGAAAAACAACCCTTACACGTGATCTAAAAGACGCGTTGGTAGTGAGTTGTGACGGCAAACGTTATCCGTTTCCAACACCGCATATTCTTGTTTCATCCTTCAATAACTCAGCGGAGCTAATTAATCTCATTACTGACAAAATCGAGGCGTATAATACAAAATTCGGAAACTACCCGTCTACTATTGTATTTGACTCGGTCTCCAAGATTTTTGAAATTCTGTATAACATGTGTAATGAAAAATACACTGGTTTTCAGATCTATTCAAAACTCGATAGTGAAGTTAATTTGCTGAATAACTTTATCGAAAATTCACTTGTTGCCAGCGATCTAAACGTCATCCTTATTTCTCATGCAATTTATGATGCAGATGCTGCAAAGTATAATCTGGTGGGAAAAGGATCATTTCAGAAAAAAGGAGGTTATCTCTCTGAAGTTGATGAAGGTATTTTTATTGAAGTAAAAGGCAATAAAAGAGTTCTTCATTTCCGTTCCGGAAAATTCCCAGCTAGGTCTCTTCATCCTGATCTTCCGGAAAGTTCGCCCATCGAAGAGTTCGATTTGCAACAACATATCGAACTATTACAAACTAACGCAAATTCTGTAACGGAGTTTGCACTTTAACAAAGGAAAACTATCATGAAACTTTTTGTCTCTAACAACGATGACGCTATTAAGGATAGCGTTGGTGGTTTTATTAACCACTCTGACATTTATGATGTCCAACTGAACTATGTTCAATTGGCGAAAACCAAAAACGGCGCATACCAGCTGAACTTTAATGTTACAAATAATGGTATGGCCCAAACTATTTATGGTCCTATCCTTGTCGGTAAGGACGGTAAAGTTAATGAAATTACAAAAAACCTGTTGAACCGGCTTTGCGTAATTGCTGGTATGGAAGACGGTCAAGAAATTGAAACCGAGACCGCTGAAATTCCTGTTGGTAAAGACCAGAAACTGATGGAAATGGAAATCATTCCCGAACTGTCGGATATTCCGGTTAAGATGCGTGTTCAAATGGAATATTCCCTGTGGAATGATCAAATCCAAGAACGTCGTAGTGTGAAAGCATTTTATCGTGAAGATGGCGCTACTGCTGCTGAAGCTAAAACCGGTGAAAATATCGGTCGTCGGTTGGCCGTAGACCAAGAAAAATATGCTTCGCATGTTACTTATAAAGACGGGTTGACTGAAGAAGATGTAGCCGAATGGTTGAAAGCTCGGATGTCCAAGAGTAAATCCGAACCTAAAACCGCATCTCCTAAGACAACGAGTAAACGTCCTCTTTTCGGAAAGTAAATTAAATGCCGGTACTAATTGATGATACAATATTTGCCCAAATTTGCGTAAATAACGATTATCTTATTCCTGATATTGCTAAAGAATTGAAGGAATCGTATCCGGATTATCAAATTCGTCCTAACCGCATTATTAAGCGGATAAAAAATCTCCGGTCCAAGGGAGTTTTGCCCTTGGATTCGGGGAATTTTGTAAGTGAAGGCGAACTTCTTCGTGGAACTTCAACACTTTATGATAATCAGGGCGAAATTAAACTACAGTGGGTTAAAACCGATGTTGAAAAAGAATCTGCTCTAGAAACTTTTAAAACATGTATTGAAGACTATGTCAAAGAACTGCCACAATTTAAGGCGCAAAAATACACTCAAACTTACGCCTCTGAGGATCTTATGGCAGTATACCCACTAGGTGATCCGCATATTGGTATGCGAGCATACAAAGACGAAGCAGGCGAAGATTGGGATCTCCAAAAAGCCCAAGAAATCTTTTGTGGTATTTTTGATCGATTAGTAAACACTGCTCCGAGTTGTTCGCAAGCCGTAATTGTTAACTTGGGTGATTATTTCCATAGAGATAATATGGCAGGCGTCACTGAACGCCATAAACATAAACTTGATACAGATGGTACCTATCTAATGATGGTTAGTACGGGACTGAAAATTATGATTCAAATGATTGAATCAGCCCTTAAACGACATCAGACCGTTCGTGTGATTAATACGCTTGGTAATCATGACGATACAGGTGCAATCTTTCTCCAAGCAGCCTTAGCTCATATGTATGCGCATGAACCACGCGCAATCATTGACTGCACAAACTCGGTGTTCCAGTATTTCCAACACGGTTTAACCCTATTCGGAGTACATCATGGACACACCACTAAACCCGACAAACTCCCTCTAGTTATGGCAACAGATCGCCCAAAAGAATGGGGGGAGTCTAAATATAGATATTTTCTTACTGGACATATTCATCATGATACCAGAAAGGAATATTCCGGATGTATTGTTGAGTCGTTTCGAACACTTGCCAGTAAAGATGCTTATGCACAAAACGGTGGCTATCGTGCAGGTCAAGATAGTAAAGCTCTAGTAATTCATAAGGAGTTTGGTGAAATCGAACGACATACAATCAATATTGCTCAAATCTTGTAAATAGGTGCCCTGTTTATGCGGGGCACCTTTAACTTTATGAGGAAGACAATGACATCATTGCCCATCAAAGACCTAGCGACTACCAATGTGGAGACAAAACGACAAGAAGTGTTTGAACACATTCAAAACCTTTTTGGCCCTTTTCATGAGTGGTTTATTGCCGGAAGTTTTGCTAATAGTTACGTTACATCGCCTAATGATGTTGATATATATTTTTATACCGAACATGATTATCGTCTGGGAAAACAAATAATTGAGGGGGCTTCAAGAGCTCGATTAATTGCAAAATCCAAGTATGCCGATACTTATATAATTCCAAAATTCCGATTGCAATTCAACTAATTCATAAACTTTTCGGAAGCCCGCAAGACGTTTTTGATTCAATGGATATTAATGTCTGTAAACAAGCAATTCTTTCAAATTCCGACACCGTAGCAGACAAGACAGCATTTGATCTTCTAGCGTTTAGTGATTCTGATGTAATTGCAACAGACAGTTTTTCACGATATATAAAATATTATCAGCGTTATCACCCAAAACGTAACTTAGATAAAGCATTTTTATATTTGTTTGAAAACTTTATTACTAATAATACATTGGTCGAGAGTTATTACGCTAAAGAAATCCCTCAACCAATAAACACATTAGTTTATAAACTTTTCTGTTCTTATAAACACTATGGTACAAAGTACATTTCAAATCGTGTACAAAACGAAGTTTTGGAGTTAATCCATAATGAAGTACCTGAACTATTAATGTGAAATGTACTTTGCAGGGTTTTGCATATAATCCTATAACACCGTTCGGAGGTAGTACTGAATGCTACACTTTAGAGGTACGAAAGTATATTAATGAAATCTTTAACAAACGAGCAACAAGCGGTAGTTGATTTCGCCAAAGCCGCGCAAGACGACTCTCTTATACTCGTCGATTCTGTGGCCGGGAGTGGTAAAACAACTTTATTGGTCGCATTATCAGAAAACTTATCACCGTCTAATGGATTATATATCAGCTACAATAAAGCCTTGGCGACTGAAGCTGCAGAAAAGTTCCCCTCATTTATTGATTGTCGAACAACACATTCTCTCGCTTATCGGGCAATTGTCCCCGCACTCGGTCTTAAAATTGGCTTTTTTAATACTAGACAAATTGAAGAAGTGATCCCGTATCAAGATAAATACGATTTGGTTGAAGACATAAAAGAATTTTGTCTTTCACATTATCTTTCTTATAATGTATTTGCAGAAGAACAAAATAAAAAGAATGCGATTCTAGCAAATAAATATTTAACTTTAATGGCAACAGGCAAAATTGAATGTACTCATGATTTTTATTTGAAGCTTTTTCATATCTATCTTGCCGAAGATAAGCTTGATCAAGTTGAGTATTCTTTGATTCTCCTAGATGAAGCTGGCGATTTAAATGAAGTTACATTAGAAATTTTCCGTCTTCTAAGCGGTAAAATTAAAGTAGCTGTTGGTGATGTTCATCAAAATATTTTTACATTTAACCATACAATTAATTGTTTTGCTCGTCTTAAAGATGATGGTGTAATGTTTCGTCTTACGAAATCGTTTCGCGTCCCACACTACATTGCTAAGCCGGTTGAAAAGTTTTGCCAAAAGTACTTAGATCCCGAAATGTGCTTTCGTGGTGTTGAGAATCCAAAAACAGAAATTAAAACTCGTGGATATATTTCTAGAACTAATGCTGGTTTGATTAGTAAAATTATTGAATTAAACTCGCAACGTATGCCGTATGCATTAGTTCGTCCGGCAAAAGATATCTTTAAACTCCCACTAATTGTTGCGGGGCTTAAGTATCAAGGTAAGATTTATGATGCGGCTTATCGTCATTTACAAGAAGATGTAGATGATTGGTATGAAAATACAAATAATATTCGTGTAGATCATAGTTCAGTAAATAGTTATTTGCGAGAAAAATACACTGAAGATTTATCGTTACTCCAAGCAATTAATCTAATCACAAAGTACGGAAAAGCTGCAATATTTGATGCATACGCCGAAGCTAAAAAACATGAAAACTCTACCCGAAAACACAACTTTTTGCTTTTAACTGCACATTCTTGTAAAGGTTTAGAGATTGATGAAGTTATGTTTGCACCTGATATGAATGCATCAATTGATGATATTGTTGAGTTACTAAAAACTAGTCCGGATGTTTCATTGACGACTTCGGAGCGAGAAGCATTAAATTTGTACTATGTTGCGGCTACTCGTAGTCTTGTTCGATTGATTAATGCAACACATTTAGAGGGTCTGTAATATGAAAATTCCTCGTAGTATTCAAGTAAATTATGAAAGCACAAATGATCCGAATACTGCGAAACAATGGTTAGAGGGTTTACCTGATCTTATCGCAGCGGATTTAGAAACAGCTCTTCGATATAGTAAAACTGAACTGCAAGAAGCCAAAGAAAAGATGCAAGATGAGCGATTATCGAAAAAAGAACGTATTCGATATCAAGCAATCGCAAAAGCAACGGCATTAGGTCATCCTTACCATTGTACTATTACACATGTAAATATTGCATGGACTGAAGAAGACGCATATGTATTTATTATTGACAACAAAGCAATTGCTGATCTGGTACTGAATTTCTTAATCACCACCAAGAAAAAGCAAATTTGGCATAATTATGGTTATGATGGACGTTTTATGCGATACTATGCTGATAAAGACCCAATTGATATCGAAGATACCCAAATTTTAGCAAAAACCTTAATCAACCACGTTGAGACCTATAAGGCTCGTACTGGTTTAAAGGAATTAATGGGTCCGTATTACGGAGATTGGGGAATTGATGCTGAAAACTTTGATCTTGAAAAACAACATGATCCCAAAGTAATAAAATATTCGGCAATCGATGCAGCAGCAACTTTTAAGCTTTGGAATGATTTACAAACATTTATAAAAAATAACCCATTGGAGGAGGTATGACATATTCTGCACATGATCAATTACCTGCTCCAGAACCAAAAGATAAAGAATATCCGTTTGGATATTTTTATGAACATACAGCAAAACATTTGATTAAAGATACCGTTCGTATAATGGATAACGGTTTACATATAGATATGGATAAGGTTATTGCTCTTGAAAAATTGCTTGCTGAACAACTTGAAGTGGTTGCAACAGAACTAGCGGGTAATTCGATTATTCAAGAATACCTTCAATTGAAGCATAAAAATGAGATTGATGCATATATTGAAGATCGTAAAAGCAAGATGCGAAGTCCGGATTATTATCTAGTCCCATTTAAAGTTAAAGATATGAACCATAGAAGCTATTTTATGGATGAATATGCTGCAATGCAGGGTTGGAGTAGTCCTGAAGAAAAACTCCCAACAGGAGTCGGAAAATGGCCCGTTAAGCTTGTAAAAAAATATGCAGCAACGAATCAAGTTGTAAAAATGCTTTTAGATGAGCGATTACCAGAAGATATGCCAGTAATCCAAAAAGCCATGAAACGTCTTGCTGAAGACAAAGCCCGGCTTTATAATGAAAAGTATATGCAGCAAGTGAAAAATCCGGCATTACCATACCCTGTATTTAATCCCGGTTCACCACTACAAAAACAAGAATTATTTGCACTCTTAGGTATTGAATCTGATAAGGTTTCAAAAGACACCGGTTTACCGAGCTGGGATCGAGATCAGATTGAAAGGGTAAACCGTGAAACGACAGACGATACTATCCGCCATTTTACGCAGTGTTTTATTGATTACTCTTTTGCGGCGATTGTTAAAAACAACTTCATCGAAGCGTTTTACAACTTTACCGTAAATGACCGATTGTACGGACAATATAAACTTTTAGGTGCAAAAAGTGGTCGTTATACAAGCGCTAATCCAAACATGTTAAATGCGCCATCAACTAATTCGCGCTTCGCAAAACCGATTAAAGAGTGTTTTACAGCTCCTGAAGGTTTTGTTATTGGTGCGATTGATTACGCTGCACTTGAAGACCGTGTAATGGCAAATCTGTCACGCGATCCAAATAAATTAGGGTTATTTCTTGAGAACCTCGATGGACACTCATTATCTGCCACCTATTATTATCCTCAACGTGTGCGGAATTTGATTGGTGATTTTACAGATAATAAACAAGCATCTATACAGCTTAAACAATTAGTTGACGATGGAAACAAAGATGCAAAAACTGTTCGTCAGGATAGTAAACCAATTAGTTTTGGATTAGCCTATGGTGCATACCCGAAAAAAGTTGCAGCAACGGTTAAAATCCCTTTGTGGGAAGCCGAAGAAATCTTTGATGCATATCACCATGAATTATATCCTGGAATTACTGACTATCGAGAAAATTATGTTTTAGAAACTAGTCGACAGAAAGGACGAATTCATTTAGGTTTAGGTTTTTATATAAATACTGATGATGCTGATCGAGATATTCGAACACTTAATAATGCTACATGTCAGTTTTGGTCAATTCTTACCGCGTTAACTATAAATAAAATGCATATCTTAATTGATGAAGCTGGTTTCGAAAATGATATATTTATTACATCAACAGTCTACGATAGTATCTATTTTGAAATTCGAAACAAACCAGAAATTATTAAGTGGGTAAATGACACTGTTGTACCAATCATGGAAACCGATTTTATGGTTGATCAAATTGTTCATAATACAGCTGATTTAGAACTAGGGAATAACTGGAGTTCATTACATGCTTTATCCCATAACGCAAGTCTTGAAGAAATCTCACAAGTACTTGAGAAATTGAAGGAAGAACTATGACACTAGATCCTACGTCTATAGATGCAATGCATTGGGCTCAACAATTAGTTGCAACAGCAAAAAAACATAACTTCCCACTTGAAAAAGTACTTGATGAGGAATGGCTTGTTGGCTGGTTTGCAAACTATTGGGCTGCAGTGAATGATCCATTACAGATGCAAAACGAACAGTTACAAGAGCAACTCCAACTTAAAGAACTTGAACTGGATGGAATTGGATCCAAGCTTTTAAATCTACAACAAGCGTATATTCAACTTCAGAAGGAACGCAATCTGTTTCGAGAAGTCTTAGATACAATCAACGAACAAATAAAAATTGTTCATCTTGATATGGGTGGGAAGCATCGATACGCGATTGCGCAAAAAGATCAACAAGTAATAGGAGAAACTCTCCAAAATATTAAAGAATTGTATGATCTTCATCCAGAAAGGACCTAACGCAAGAATGGCTACTAAATTAATTCAATCGGCCAATCTAAAACTTGGACCAAACACAATGATGTTTAATATCCCAGCCTGTCCTGCAGTTTGTGGTCGTATCTGTGCAGGCTGTTACAGCTACAAAGCATACCGAATGTACCCTAAGGTACTTATCGCGCAAGAACGTCGACTAGAGGCATCAAAACGGCCCGATTTTGCCATGATTATTCAACAAGAGTTGGCCAGTTTACGAAAGAAGCCGACATATTTTCGGATTCATGGTTCGGCTGGTGAGTTTTATAATCAGACGTATATTAATGCTTGGGCCGAGATTGCAAAAACAACCCCAAATGTGATATTCTACGCTTATACGAAGCGATTACAAGATTTCGATTTTACAACCTTACAAAAATTATCTAATATGGTTTTGATTGATAGTTTACATTTCGGAAAAGTTAATTTTGGGAAAGCAGAAGAGGTTCCCTCTGGAGCTTATATCTGTCCAGCTCAAAAAGATGTTGTTATCTGCGGCATTGATTGTACATGGTGCATGCAAAAAGGATATGCAGATACACATGGGGTATTTTTTATTAAACATTAACAGTTAAGAGCAAGGGTACTGTCTCCTACCCTGATGGGCCTTTCCGGTGGGGTGCTCGCTAATCACCGGATCTTATTTCTATTGGAGGATATTTTGAGATTAATACTCCCTATTTACTATACTCAACAGTTTAAACGCAAAAATGATAAAGTTTGGCTAGTTGGGGATAATGCTTTTCGCAATTGGCATTACTTTCTTAAAAACCAAGTAAAACAACATTACCACAACTTAGTTGCTACACAAGTAACTGGAATACCATTAAACGGTCCATACGAACTTCGAATTAGGTTGTATTTAAAAAATCCAAATTCGGATCCATCAAATGTTGCATCAAGAATGGAAAAATTTACTTTAGACGCCTTACAAGCAGAAGGTGTTATAAAGAGTGATAATAGTAAGTATCATAAACGTACCTTGTGGGAATTTATGGAGATTGATAAAGAAAACCCACGAGCAGAAATCGAATTAATCGCAATCCCAACTACTGGAGAAAACAATGGCTGAATTGAAAGAAGTACTCAACGAACGTGGCTCAAATTATGGAAATTTTCATACTTTTTCGAATTTGTCCCAATCACTGTATGCCATTATCATGAAGCATTATAGTGATCTCAACAAACAACGCGGTGAAGATGCACCGTTGCCTGCATTTATGGCTGAATCTCTTCGGATGATTTGTCATAAGCTTGCACGAATTGCGAACGGCAATCCTTATTATGCGGATAGTTGGATAGATATCGGAGGATACTCCCAACTAGTTGCTAATATCCTTGAGGCACACGAGGCCCAACAAGCACAAGCTGCGGTGGCTAAAGCAAAAGCAGACGATGCGAAAGCAAATGCTGAAGAAGTTAAAGCGACTAGTCCACAACTCGTAAATCCCCAACCTAAACCCGAATAAGGAGTAGTTATGTCTGGAATTGTCTTTGAACTACCGAAATCCCCAACTAGGATTTGGGATCTTGCTGTACCAATCGTTATAGATAAAGATGAGCGGAATATTAAAATTTATATTCGCGATACAATCGATGAACCGTACAACTATAATGAAATGTGTTATTTGCTGGCAACTGCTCGCGAAGGAACCGTTGTCGATCTTTATCTGAATACGCCGGGTGGTATTATTGATACCGCATTTATGCTCGCAGATGCAATTAAAGCATCAAAAGCAAAAGTTGTTGGACATTTGGCGGGAACTGTAGCGTCTGCAGGAACTATTATAGCAATGGTCTGTGACGAAATTGAAGTTGCACCACACTTGTCTTTTATGATTCATAACTATTCTGGCGGAATGCAAGGGAAAGGAAATGAACTAAAAGCTCGACAACAGTTTGTCGATGCGCAACTTAATGATGCCTTCAAAACTTTTTATTCTGGATTTTTGACAGAAGATGAAATGGATCGTGTCATTGAAGGTACCGATCTTTGGATGGGTACTGACGAAGTTGCTGAACGTTGGAATAAACGAGTAAGTTATATGAAAGGAGAAGTTTAATGGAAGAAGAATTAGCTGCCTTTATTAAAAATATGACACAACTGGATAATAATGGCGCTGCTGAAATCTTTTCAACAAAAATGACAAAGTCCGTACCAACGGTGTTAGGAGAAACAATTACTGGGCTGTTAGCTCAAAAGTCCCTAACAAAAGCACAAGTCGATCTATTAGCGTTGCTTCTAGATTCGTGGACTAAACTTACACTTGGTGGGAAAAGTTAATGAATTCAATCGATGGTATTATTAAATTTAACGTAGATCGAAATCTCCTTACTTTTAACGCAGAAGTGGAGTATCGTCTGTTGGAAGAAGAACTACAAGAATTTTTTGTGGCTTCTGCAAATGAAAATAAAGTCGATATGGCTGATGCCTTATGTGATCTGGTTGTCGTAGCAGTTGGTGGATTATATCAACTAGGTTATGACCCAGAAAAGGCATTATTGGAAACAGTAAAAGAAGTTTTAAGCCGAAAAGGAGCGATTAATCCTGGAACTGGTAAATGGGAAAAAGATCGTACTCAAGACCCTAAGACTCTCTATAAGGCGGATTATACAGCCGCAGAAAGATAAATATGGAGTATATCTTAATAGGTTTAGTTTCAGCGTTTAACTTGGTGGTAATTCTGCAAAAATTCAAACACAACCGAATTGAAGATGGTGTCTTTGACGTATTACTATTTATTCTTTTAGTAATGATGTTTAATGGTTCCTATTCCGGCATGGTGGTTGGAATGGTTGCTTCGTTATGCGTATCAGCTTACCTATGGTTTTGCCCACCAACCTTTTTTCAGAAACTAAACAAACTTCGAAAATTTGTAAAATAAAATAGCCCCCGGTTTCGGCCGGGGGTCTCTCACCTATTAATTCCCACCATTAAGTGCCCAATCGACAGCTTCAAATGAGGTTGGCGTAAACACTCTCATCAAATTATCCCATGGGTTGTAGAAAATATTACCCATATCCTTTGTCAGAAGCGACTGATCGTCAAACGTATCTAACTCACCAATAATATAATCTTGCGCTAAAATGGATAAAAGTAACTTAAGTGGATGTTCTTTTCCATATCTATGGATAACGCGTTGAATTCGGGTAAAGTATTTTGTAAACATTACAAAACCCATTTGGTTTGCCCATTCAACAAATCGACTGTTAGGCTTGTTATAGTTAATAAAGTTATCACGAACCGTGTTGATTGCTTTTTCTTTTGGGGCACCTTGTTCGACCATTAAATGATACTGCGCATACCTAGCAGCAAAATCCGATGCTTGTACACCCTTCTCCACTAGTTTAAATAATTTTGTATTTTCTGTAATATAAAGTAAATTTACACCATCACTGAAAATTTTCGGCATTTTACTCAATTTCTTTTTTGCAAGCCGATTAAAGTAACTACCGGAACCGGTATCTGCACCATGCTCAATTTCTTCGAGAATGGTTGTATAAAATCCTGAATCAACCAAATCTTTTACAGGGCTGTTTTGTAAGTTATTTTGAATTACATTAAGCTCTCGTTCCTCTGCTTTTGTCGCAATCCCCGCCTGTACTTTTGCCCCCAGTATTACTGATTGTTTCATACCTTCCACAAACATATTCAATTCTTTAATGCCTTGTAATTTTAATGTCGTAATTTCCTTAAATGAGTAGCCAGATGCATACATCAACATAAAATTACTAACCACATTACCAATAAACACTCCTGGAGTACGAATAATAACATCTGCTTTGGAGATCTTGATCAATTCTTGCCAAAGTTTTTCAGCAAATTGAAGAGCATATTTAATTGTTGCTTTATAGGCTTTTGGGTTTTTACCGAAAAACTGTTTAAGTATTGGAAAATCAGCCAAACTTAGTTCACGATAACCAAGATATGAATACATTAAATCACGTCGTACTGTGAACCCATCTGGATATTTGCTTTTAATGTTTTGTGGAAGAATACGCCACAAGCCTCGAACTTGTTCTTCTGGAGAATCTTTAACAATTGTAATATATTCTTTTTGATTTTTTCCTATAATACTCAATTGTTCGGGGGTTAAGTTTTTTTGTGCATCTTCTTCAATCAATTTCATCATCTCGCTGTTAAACTGTTCGGTTGCTTCTTTATCATAAGTTGATGCAGCTGTACGTCCCATAATTGTGCTCGCTTTCCGTTCGAGCTCCAATAAATCGATCTTTGCATCTTTATTCATCCCATAACTAAAATCCGTAACCTGCCCAATTTTATTAAAAACAGGACTAATCATAGCATCACCTGGCACAGCCTCGGGATTATATGTGCCCTCGTGCATTTGCTGAATCACGGCCATACGACGCTGTCGCATATCGCGGATATCTTTTACAGCCCGAAGGGTAGGTTGCGAATCTCCACTTTTCGTATAACTTTCTGTAATCGTGGTTCCTCTCCGACCTTTGTCCGTCATGCGTAAACCGACTCGATGAAAATTTTGCATAACATACTTATTATTTACATAGAGCCCCATTCCAGTACGATTATTATCCAAATCATGTTTTCCAAGCGCCTGAACTAGTTTATATCCCTGCGCCTCTAATTTTGCTTTGTCACTCAGTGGTGCGGTTGTTACTTCAATATCCGGATTTGTAATCTGTGCGGAATAACCTTTGATTATATTGATTCGATCACTAGGTGTCGGAAACAACCGTTCTTCTGCGCGTTGTTGTTGCCCTTGTTGAAACGCAATAAAATTTGAAACGCCTTGCGCTTCTTCTGTCATAAGTGTTTGAATAACAACTCGTTTTGTTTTCGGAACTTTGCGTAATGCTTTGAGGGTGGTTAACTCATCAATTAGGGTAACCAATTCCGGTGTTACTTCTACTGTTTCACGCGTCCCTAGTTTCTTTGCTATGTTTTCTGCATTTTTCAATAGTGCGATATGATCTTCATGGTTATTCAAGTAATTTGCTAATAGCGTAGTCTGCATTTCATAAAAATTGACAGATTGTGGATCACTCAATTCACCTAAACGCGACATAATCTTTTTAATCTCGGCATCAATTTTTCCGTTGCTCCCCAATAATTCTTGAATAGGGTAACTGCCAAAAATGCTGGCTAAGTCGGTATCCAAGACAACATCGGTTAATGCCGTTTCCTCTTCCTGGGTTAAAGTACGTGTAAAATTCTGCAGAATGGTCTGAGCGGTATAAAGAGCGCGATATTCGCGTTGTTGGTCAATAACCGCCGATAACATACCTAGGTGTTCTACGTCAATCTGTTGTTTGTCGGCAGCTCGCATGTCCCTAAATGTTGAACGAATCGTACCTTCTGGCTTAAACGGGTTATAGCCTCCTTTAATCGTTGCAAGACTTAAAGCACCCGCAATAATATCTTTTGCTTGTTCATCGAAAAAGGCCCGTGTAGCGAGTCGTGTCATATAACGAAGATTACCTTCACCCTGTTTTGCCACATTTCGGCTTGGGTTGTTTTCCATTTCTTCTTTTTTACGGGTTAAGAAATCTTCCCATTTACGTTCAATTGGATCAAAGACTGAAATCAGGTTTCGGATCCCAAGCGTACGTTTTGCTTCTAGTGGTTTTTTGTGGGCACTTTGCAAACGACTAATCAAAAAGACCATTCGTGAGAAATCATCACCTTTCGGTTCTTTTGTGATTGTCCGTGCAATCAGCTGCACTAAATCATGGAAAGCATCAACTAAGCGGTAAAACAGGCTTTGACGCCCTTGTTCTTTCTTAGCAGTAACATCCAACTGTTTCAACTGATTTATTACAGCCTTGTTTGACATACTTAACGCAACAAATTCATGCAAACCAACTTTGGGGTCGGTTAAGTGGTCTAGGAGTTTTCCAGCTTGTTCTTCAGTTAACGTATTTCCAGAAGCCCGAACAAGATCAGCTTCAGTTGTTTGATCGAGAAAGTTTTTTCGGATCTTTTCCATTCGCGATGTAATCCCACGAGTTGCTGTACTAGTTCCAGTGATTGCGTAATGTGTCACAGCGTGATAAAGCTCATGGACATAAATTTCCATCAAACTCTTTGAACCACCTACACCCTTAGATATATAGATATCATTCGTATCAACATTAATTTGCCCAAAATTCGCTTCTCCTGCATTATTAATATGGACATTAAGGTTAGGTACCATTTCAATGAGAGTGGCTGTTATACGCCGTAATTGGTCCTGTAAGACAAGGTTATGACTCTCATCATTGTGGTATTCATCAGCATCGATTAGTGCTTGAGCGACTTCAAGAATTTTGGCTGGATTATTTGTAATATCCTTCGCAAGTTCCTCAAAATCATCAAAAGAATTGAGATTTTCATAATCGGAATAAAGTGTTTCGAGACTATCCTTAGTGACTACGAAACTACCTTGTTGAGTATCAAAATCCGCGACTTCTCGGATATCGGTTTCAAGAGTCGTGGAATCACCTTTCAGTTTATACTTCATCCGAAAGTTACCATCCTCCGTCCGCGTAATATCCAAAACCGAAACAGGCTCACCATTCAGTGATAGCTGAGCTGCCTTCAAAGTACGAGTAATAAACGCAGTAGGCGTATTACTTAATTCGGCCCGTTCTATTTCCGACATTCCCCGAACTTGGCGAACTGTACGTTCTATGACAGATTTGTCTTCAGCACGAACCGCATCCGTAATACCTTGAATAGTACATTTCATATTTATTGTCCTTTAGCTGCACATTTATCAACATTTTCTAAAACATCCGCTTGTTCACCCTTATTTTGGGTTTTAACTTTTGGGGTGTCTTCAACTTGCCGAATCGGTTGTGCGTTTATAAGCTTATTTCCTCTCAGAGGTCGATTATCAATCACCACAAGTTTTTTACGTGGACGTGAGGCTGCGACATAAAGAGATTTGACAATACTATTCACATCAGCCTTTCCTTGACCCGCGATATTACCTAAATCCATATATACGGTATCGTAAGTACTTCCTTGAGATCGGTGGCTATTAATAATATACCCATGCGCAAGTTGGGACGCAAGTACATTCGTAAGCCTGAATGCACCATTCGGGTTTTGACCTTTTTCATGTAAACGTTTTCTTTCATCTGCCATTAATGCGTTTACGCTCTTCTTATCTAGGGGTTTATTAAAAATAATCGTTTCCCCGTCTATAGTACTCTTTCCAGTAATCTCATATACTTTAATTGTTTTTCGTGTCGTTTCGAGACGTTGCCCAACCTTGTAGTCTAGTACTTTTTCAACAATTTGACTTGAAACAACGACAAACTCTTCACCGTTTGTAACTCGTTTACTTTCATCTAAATCTAAATCATATTCATAAGGACCATTCGCCATTAATGGTTCGCCTGGAAGAAACTTCGTGGTTAAAGCTTCGTCTCCATACAAAGCATGTCGAATTTTTTCGATATTTGCCAAGGTCGTTGGATGATCAAATGCATTATAATTAATATATTTAGTTGTTTGAGGGGCCAATTTGTAATCCTGCAAAAAACTCGGCAACAGCGTTGAAAAGTCTTCTGACGCCAATATCACACCTTCGTTTGTTTGAGCATCAAACTTTGTGAATTTTGCACCATCCCATAATTCTTTTTGAAAGTCTTCTTTTAGTTTGCTTGAAGTTTTGTTGGTAAATTTTTTCTCAATTTCATCGACCCAAGCAATTAAGCGATCTGTTAATGTAATAATCGGAGATTTTTCACCTTGCCTCATCAATTCTGTAAGTTTGGCGTTTGTATCTTTATTTTCTGTAAATACAATAGATTTGATTGGCGCATGTTTATCTTTGATTGGAGGTAATTGTGCGTTATCTCCCATAAATATTATTTTTGTCCCTGAAGCAGCCGCATTTGCCATAATTTCATTATAATTCTCGCTATGTAACATAGACGCTTCATCGATTACAAGAATCTTACCTAGGGGCGGTAATGTTGCATACGGATCTGGAAGAAAGATCTGATTCCCTTCTCGATCATATTCGGGTTTTACGCCTAGTAGCTGTGCAACGGTATAATGCGGGCTAGCGCCATACGGAGAATTTAAGTTCGCTTTTTGTAAAACCTTAATCGCTTTGTTTGTTGGGGCAGCAAACGTCACGTTCGTCGGATTAAGGCCTAACTCCTGCAATAATACATTAATAACCGTTGTTTTTCCAGTACCGCCACGGCCTTGTAATAAAAAGGTTTGTTTATTTGTTGTATACCATTCCTTTATTTTGTTAATAGCACGTGTTTGGCCGACGTTTGTCGACATCTTATCATTTATTTTATAAGGTTCTGGTGCTGGTCCTGTCTCTGTTTCGGGTTGTACAACCTCTTCGGTTACTATTTCCGGCTCAGCTTGCGTAGTATCTTCTACTGGGATATCAGGTTCAAACGGTACACTTGAGTCCGAATCTGGTGCCCATGGTTCATCACCAAACGGGACAGCATCATCAACAACCCACGGGGGTGTATCATATTCCAACGGATCTTCAGCCATCTGAAGAAAGATATTAAACAAGGCTTCGCTTTCAGAACCCATATTAATCTTAACCATCTTCGCTAGAGTGTGCACTAACTTATGTAACTGAGAAACAAACCCGGTAGCTTCTTGCTCATTTAGTTTTTGCATTAGTTTAGGATTACTTAACGCAACCGCAATAAATTCATCTACATCCGTTTTCCAGTACCCATCTTGAATACTATCTAAATCCGTATCGGTTTCCGCTAGTTTCAGGGTCTTTTCAAATAAACTATGGACATATTTTGTTTTTTCGTCGTATGGAAACATTTGCATAAAACGCGTTGCACCAGCATGAATATGCTCATGAACTTTAGTTATCGCTAAGAACAAACTTTTTTGCTTAGCTTCGATTAAACTACGAGCTTCATCTATAGATGCTAAATTAAGAGTCGTTTGGAGTTTCTTAAGTGCGGTTTTGTCGTTTAAGAGTGCCTCATAATCCGGATACGTGATTTGATGACCTGTTTTCAGGTATTCATGCCACGCAACGGCAACTTTTGAATCTTTTTCTTTTGTGAGGATCTGCCACGCCAAATCTTTATCTTTAACTACATCGATTGGTCGTGTACTTTTTATAAATTCGATAAACCGTTTGGCAAAAGCGGTATAACTGAATTGTTCCGTAGGCGCGGGAGACGGGGCCAGTTCTGCCCCAAGGTATCCTGCAGCTTGTTGAATCCGTGCACGATCGCGGTTAAACTTTGTAAATAAGTTTTCAATAGCCGCTCTGCGCGCTTTGTTCTCTTTTGTAGACGGGATTTGTCGATATAAGTCCTCAATATACTTTAAGGTTTCGACGATTTGACATTTAGTAGCCATTATTTACATCCCTTTATCATGTCTTCGATTTTTGCTCGGATTTTACTATACTCCGATCCAAGAGCATTTTGAAGTTGTTTATTATCAAGGGCCGCTGAAATTGCGTTCGCCTGTTTTTGGATATAACTAGCCGAATCTTTTACCTGTTCTTCGATATTAATCGTTACCATCGTGCCTTCTGGCCCAACAAGTTGTCCGACTTTAGCGTTTTGGGAAAACAGTTTTTTACGCGCTTCTTGGACTTGTCGATTTAAAACCGCCAAGGTGTTTTGCATTGAAGCAAAATCTAGTAATTCTTTATTATTAGGTGGGCCTACCTCAACCGTCGCGTCTGTCATCCCGTTAACTTTCCCTAGTTGCTCAATCGCATTTACGAATTCTTGTATAATAGAATAATTTCTATTGGTTGTATAGAAGTTTTCATTATATGAGTTAATTACTGACGCTTCATCAATACCTAAAACAATCGCATCATGGATTGGCAACGCATTTTGCCCTGTTGTACCTTTATATGCTTGATTAAGGGACTTCGCCATGACCGAAGAATCTAAGGATAAAACGGTTAAGACAGCAGGACCAACACCAGGATCGCCATAACTACGGGCAACGGTGTTTGCTGTAAACCGACCTTTTGCTTTCAACCCTGGAAGAACAGTTAAAACATCATTATGCGTTTCCTCTAAAACATTTTTCAGAAAGGTAATTTTGTTAAATTGGGCATCCGAACTAGCTCCTGCTACACCAGGAATAATACTGGCAACATCTTTTAAGAATTCTATTTTTTCGTTATCAGTCGCATTCGGGTTCTGATTACGCCATACATAATATTCGCGTTTAAAATGGTCATACATAAACTGTGCAGCGTTAGTTAAAGCACTGTTAATTGCCGTCTGTTTCTCAAACAAGGTTTCAAGAGTCTCTGTTAAAGGCTCTCGATAGAGGGTATCAATAGTTGCATATAAGTCATTCCGAAGAATACGAATATTTTTACTATCCTTTCCAACTGTCATCAAACTATTATTTACCAAATCGATTCGTGCCTGATGATAAATTTCACCTTTATCACCAAACGTCTTAACAAGCTGGTCTTTCGTAATTTTATAATTACCTTTTCCATCTTTTGCAGTAATTAAATCAATCAGTCCTCGACCACTTAAGTATCCGGTTCCCATTACCTGATCATCAACTAGTCCGCTTGCGATTTTATTAATACCCGCTGCGTAGTTAAAGACCATAACTGGGGATTTCATCAGTTTACGAACAAAACTTTTTACAACCTCATCATTTTTAGAGAAATCAGGTAACCCCTTATCTGTTTTTTCTAACAACGCTACCCATTTTTTGCTGTTTTGGTTTTTGATCTTTCGCTTTGCCTTACTGACGGCAGTATTAAAACGTTTTCCTACTGAAATATAAACATCTTCTTGTCCAAGCGCTCGGGCACCATTCATACTCTCTAAAGAATAAAGAGATGAATCTTCTGGTATAAAGCCAACCTTTTCTAGCCATTGTTGTGGTGTAGTATCCGAACCTTCAGATGCAACCGGAAACTGCATTGCTCTAAAGGCAAAACCGTTTGTTAAGCCGTCAAGCTCTAAGACCATATCTGAATAAAAAGATTTAGCTCCTACCTCATTATATTTAGTAATATTTGCAATCGCTAAAGCCGCATGACCTAAGTGCTGTGATTGTAGGGCCATTGCTTCTAGTTCAGCTTGCGGTTTATCTAGAAGTTCTTTCGCATATGCCAAGATTTGTGATTGACTATCTTTATCGATCCCTGGAACTCCGTCTGCACCATCAAAGGCCTGAACAATCCCATAAAGAAACATAGTAGCAGCCATTGACGTTGATTTTCCATCTAAGACATCATTAATTGTCTGTTTACTTAGTGTTACGCGGGAGTTGTTCGTAGTTAACAACCACCGAGCTAGGTGTTTATCGGATTGCGGATTAATGCGATTACTGTCCAAGTGAATACGATGATTTTTTGCAATAAACCAGTTAAAGTAGAGTTTTCCGTCACCAATACCATTTCGTGTTTCTTGATAAAATTGGATATTTCGTAAAAACGCCTCTTTTTGAGCATCATAGCGTTCCATTGCATCAAAGTTCGTAGCATTACTGCGTGGCCCTAAGAAATGGGTTATAAGCGCATCTGTATCCAGTTCCCCGTCTTTTGAGAACAAGGAGAATAAGACGGTATCACCACTATTAAAACTAAAGGCAGTATTTTCCAATGTATTTACTAGTTCTGTGTGATCTTTTGGGGCTTCTTGGTGTGAAAGCCTATGAACATTTACAGATCTTTCTTTACTTCGTAAGTCTTTCCGATATGTACGTTCTTTATCGAATTCCATTTTATACTTATCTTCAAAGCGATTCAGATCTTTCTTTACGTTTTGAAGTTTATTGAATAAGTCCGGAATACCAACAATAAACCGAAGCTCATCAGCTAAAAACCCATTCGCTTTATCAGTATCAGTCGGTGTATAGGAAAAATTTGTAAGAAGCGTTCCAGATACGCCCTGCAGTGCAACGATTCCAAAAGAAGTAGCCAACGCTTCTCTATTTTGGATATTTTCAATTTCCAGCCCGAGATTACTGATAATTTTTTGACCTACGTCTGCAGCCAAGAGTTTTAGTGTAACTCCACCAGTACGTAACGCAGTAGCTAATGGTGTGGAAAGCTTGTCTTCCGAAATCCCCAGAAGTTCTGCAATTTCTTCGTCAGTTCGATACCCACTCCGCAGATTCGTCGCATCTTGCATAATCTGCTCATAGACCGCTGCTTGGATCGCTTCTGCCGCATTATAGTTGATTGTGCCATCTTCTTTAAACAAGAAAGCTAAAAGCGGGTTTGTTTTATAGTTATTACCATTCTCTAAATCGATATTCGTTCCAATCGCAGCTCGAAGAGTTTTTACAAACTCTTTTGTACTAGTCGAAACATCTTCTCTACTACGTTCGGATAAAGTAAACCCCGTAGCTGTAAATCCATCAATTATGTCATCTAACGTTGTTGTAATTGGTTTCCTATTTTTGATGCCGCCTGCAAAATTTTTATAGAGTTGGATAGTAACCGTAACTCCCCGATTAGCAAAACTTTTTACGTGCTCTACAAAAGCATTTTTAATGCTGTGTCCAAATTCTGCTCGGTCCTCTTTAAGCTTTAACCGTTCTTCAAGCAAAGCGGTTAGTTGAGGATCATTTAAAAGCATTGTTTTCGTAACTTTTTTGTGTTTCCGGCGTAACTCTTCGCGTCTCGCAGTTATCGATTTTTGGTTTTCTTTAAGCGCTTGCTTATTTGCTTCAAACAGCTCAACCGTTTCATCTTTTTCTTGTTTAACGCGTTTCTTTGGTTTTGCA